TTATGTATTTTTGAAAACTAAGATGGTATTTGATCCGCCAACATCATCAAGCGTTGTTGAAGCATATAATGATCGAATTTCGGAATTAGAGTTTCGAATGAATGTTGCTGTTGATACAGGTGGATATAGTGATAGTGTGTAAGAATGGGGTGAACTGATGGAATACTATGATGATTATCTAGATGAGTACGAAGACGATGACTATCTTGAGCACCATGGTATTAAAGGCATGAAGTGGGGTATTCGTCGTTTTCGTAATTACGATGGTACCCTAACGGCTGCTGGTAAGGCTCAGCGTAAATCTAGTGGATTTGGTGGAAAAATTAGATCTGCTGGTAGTCGAGTTCGTTCTGCTGGCCGTTCGGCAGTCGGTAAAGCTCGTAGTGTTCGTAAAAATGGTCTTTCTTCAAAGACTAAGAAACGGCTTGCTACTGCAGCTAAAGCAGCTGGTGCCGCTGCTGCTCTTGGTGGTGCCGCATATTTGGCCAATCGTGCTAGTGGCGGTAAGCTTGCTTCAGAAGTCGTAGGACGCGCTAGAGCTGCTGGTGCTGTTGGCAAAGCTGCTTGGCGTAATTCTGAAGTCGGTGGTCGTGTAAAGGCTGCTAAGGCAGTTGGTAAAGCTGCTGCGGGTAGAGCTCGTGAAGAAGTTACCGGTCGCGCTAGAGCTATGGGCGCTGCTGGAAAGGCTGCTTGGCGTAATTCTGAAATTGGCGGTCGCGCAAAAGCTATGGGTGCAGTTGGAAAAGCTGCTGCACGTAATGCACGTGACGAAGTCGTAGGACGTGCTAGAGCTGCTGGTGCAGTTGGTAAAGCTGCATGGCGTAATTCGGCGGTTGGTCAACGAGCAAAGGCTATGGGTGCTGTCGGAAAGACTGTTGCTCGTAATGCACGTGACGAAGTCGTAGGACGTGCTAGAGCTGCTGGTGCTGTCGGAAAGACTGTAGCACGTAATACACGTGAAGAAGTAGTAGGACGCGCTAGAGCTGTTGGAGCGGTTGGAAGAACTATAGGTGGTAATGCCGCTAGAAAAGTTAGAAGTTCTACTGCATATCAGACAGCTGCTACAGGTGCTAAAGCTGCTCGGAGAGCTGCTGGAACTGCTGCTCGTAATGTTCGAACTGAAGTTGGCGGACGTGCTAGAGCTATGGGAGCAGTTGGCAAAACTGTAGCGCGTAATGCACGTGAAGAAGTAGTTGGACGTGCCAGAGCTGTTGGAGCAGTTGGAAGAACTATAGGCGGTAATGCTGCTAGAAAAGTTAGAAGCTCCACTGCATATCAGACAGCTGCTACAGGTGCTAAAGCTGCTAGAAGGGTTGCTGGTTCTGCCGCTCGTAATGTTCGTACTGAAGTTGGTGGGCGTGCTAGAGCTATGGGTGCTGTCGGAAAGACTGTTGCTCGTAATGCACGTGAAGAAGTCGTAGGACGCGCTAGAGCTGTTGGAGCAGTTGGTAAGACTGTTGCACGTAATGCTCGTACTGAAGTTACTGGACGCGCTAGAGCTGTTGGAGCGGTTGGAAGAACTATAGGTGGTAATGCCGCTAGAAAAGTTAGAAGTTCTACCACATATCAGACGGGTGTAACTGGCGCTAAAGCTGCTAGAAGGGCTGCTGGATCAGCTGCTCGTAAGGCTACTAGTGGTGTTAGAAATGCTGGCCGCATGGCAAAGAGCACCGCTAAGGCTGGATACTATAAAACCGCCGGCCGCTCTAAAATTAGATCTCAAGTGAGAGAAGCTAAGCGTCGCGCATACAATCGTCGCCAATATGGCAACGGCTAAATCAAAATGGACGTGATGCCGATGAGTGAATTGTACCACCATGGTATTAAAGGAATGAAGTGGGGCGTCCGTCGGTATCAAAATCCTGATGGAACTCTCACTGCTGCTGGTAAACTTAGAGAACGTTCCAATGATAGATCGATTCGTCGAGATATTAAAAAGCAACGTATGTGGAATGCGAAGAACGTTTCTCAACTTAGTGATAAAGAGCTCACAGATCAAATTTTACGTCTTCAACGTGAAAAACAATTAAAGGATCTTACAGGTCAAACAGTTGCACCTGGTCGAAAACATGCCAAAGATCTTATGTCTAGATTTGGTGATCAAGCTCTTAGCGCTGCAGTAACTGCTGCTATAACAACCGGTACGAGTATTGCAATAACTAAGAAAATGAATGATCGCTGGAATCCTAAACAATCTACATACGATCGTATGAAAGAAGAGCTTGATACAAAAACAAGACTTGCTGATGAAGGATTACCGGTTAAAGTAAAAGGCTTTAAACGTGTTAATAGAGAATGGATTCCAGATTAAACATTAGAAAGAGGTTGGCATGAGCCTATCCGCAACGGCCGTGCCTAAGTATTACGGCCTTTTTAGGGATGCTGTTATTCGTGGAGAAATTCCTGTCAATGAAGAAATTTCTATGGAGATGAATCGTATCGACGATCTCATAGCAAATCCAGGAATTTTCTATGATGATAAAGCCGTTGAAGGCTGGATAGCTTTTTGTAATAATGAGTTAACTTTAACAGATGGTGGAGATCTTAATCTTCTTGATACGTTTAAATTGTGGGGCGAACAAGTATTTGGCTGGTATTATTTTGTAGAAGGATCTGTTTATGAGCCATATCCAGATGGACATGGCGGACATTATGTTCGTAAGTCTATTAAGAAACGACTTACTAATAAACAATACTTAATAGTCGCTCGAGGCGCTGCTAAATCAATGTATGCTGCATCTATTCAAGCATATTTTGTATCGGTCGATCCAACTACTACTGATCAAATAGTTACCGCCCCAACAATTCGTCAAGCAGAAGAAACGCTATCTCCAATAAAAACTGCTTTGACAAGATCTAGAGGACCTCTTTATAAATTCTTAACAGAGGGTTCAATTAATAATACTACAGGGCCAAAAGCTAATAGACCAAAACTTGCATCGACTAAGAAAGGAATACAAAACTTTCTTACTGGCTCTATTATTGAAGCCAGACCTATGTCGATTGATAAGTTGCAGGGAGCTCGTTCTAAAATTAATACTGTTGACGAATGGCTTTCTGGTGATATTCGTGAAGATGTAATTGGAGCCATAGAACAAGGCGCGTCGAAGATGGACGACTATCTGATCATAGCGACATCATCTGAAGGAACAGTTCGAAATAGTACGGGCGATACAATCAAAATGGAATTAATGTCTATTCTTAAAGGAGAATACATTAATCCACATGTCTCCATTTGGTATTATCGATTGGACGATGTTAAAGAAGTTGCTGATCCTGCTATGTGGGTTAAAGCACAACCAAACATTGGTAAAACTGTTAGTTATGAAACGTATCAGTTAGATGTTGAACGTGCTGAAAAGAATCCGTCGTCTCGTAATGATATTCTTGCTAAACGTTTTGGCATACCGATGGAAGGCTATACATACTTCTTTACTTATGAAGAAACGTTAACGCATCGTAAAAGGGATTTTTGGTCTATGCCATGTGCTATGGGCGCTGACTTATCTCAAGGCGATGACTTTTGTGCTTTTACGTTTATGTTTCCATTACGAGACGGATCGTTTGGTATAAAAACACGTTGTTATGTTTCGGAGCTTACTGTTAAGAAGTTGCCATTAGCCATGCGTCAGAAGTATGAGGAATTTATTAAAGAGTGTAGTCTAATTGTATTAGATGGCGCAGTTCTTGATATGATGGAAGTCTATCAAGATCTTGATAATTTCATAATTACTTCTGATTACGATGTTCTTTGCTTTGGATTTGATCCATATAATTCTAAAGACTTTGTAAATCGATGGGAAACAGAGAATGGTCCATATGGTATTGAAAAAGTAATACAAGGGTCCAGAACAGAGTCGGTTCCATTAGGCGAGTTAAAAAAGCTTGCTGAGGAACGCATGCTCTTATTCGATGAAGAGTTAATGTCCTTCTGTATGGGCAATTGTATTATACTTAAAGATACTAATGGTAATAAAAAACTCTTGAAAAAGCGAAACGATAAAAAGATCGATAGTGTAGCTGCTATGATGGATGCCTATGTTGCATATAAGAATAATCGCGACATGTTTGAGTAATTAGAGAGGAGGTATAGTATGGAATACAAGCCTTCTTTTATTGATCAATTGGATGTTGATTATATTGCTCATCACGGAATTAAAGGTCAAAAATGGGGCGTAAGACGTCCGCGAAATGAAGATGGCATTATTCAAGGTGCGGGTGCTCGATTAGCTGCTGAACAAAAAGCACATCAAGAAGTAGCTAATTATTATAAAAGGGCAGCAAAGAACATGGCTATAAAACGTCAACAAGTAGTTGATAATTATAAAGGTCGAGGTTTATCAAATCGAATTAATCGTAATCTTGGACGTGCTATTGGTAATTTTGGTGAAAATTATTTCACTAAAGGTGCTGCTAAACATCAATATGCATCTGATATGGCTAAAGCTAAAAAAGATCTTCATGATTGGGGTAACAAAGCTAACGCTCGATATGCTAAAGATAAAACCTATCAAATAGGTCGTGATGCCGAAAAAGCAGTCGATCGTTATAATGCATCTAAGAAAGCAGCCAAATCTCGTTATAAGAGAACTATTAATGCTAAAAAAATAGAACGTCTTAAACGCCAAAGAAACGCTTATGGCGCATTAGAAGGTGCCAATAGGTATGCTAGAAAAGCAAAACAAAATACATTAATGGGTAAAGCTATACAAACTATAGCAACACCTGGATTAGCAGTGAACGAGCGTTATTATTCACATAAACGAAAAGCTACTAATCGTAAAATAAATAGACTAAGCAATTAAAACTTTTAATAAATAGTTAGGAGGTGACTAATGTCATTAAAAGATCGATTTGCTAGTGCTTGGAATGCTTTTCAGTCTGAACCAAAACGTCGGGCCGAAAGTATTAATGAACCAACAAGAACTGTTTATAGTGGCGAATTTGGAACTCCTGGCTACTATCGTCAAGATCGTCATAGAATGAACTACAGTAATGAACGTTCTATTCTCAATACGGTTTTTAATCGAATAGCGAATGATGTTGCTTCTATTCAGATTCAACACGTGCGTGTAGATGATAACGATCGTTTCATAGCACCAGTTAAGAGTCATTTGAACGAATGCATAACTTTATCTGCGAATCTTGATCAGACTGCTCGAGATTTCTGGGTTGATGTTATTCTCTCAATGTTAGATGAAGGTGTCGTTGCTGTTGTACCGACAGATACTAACGTTAACCTTGATCGTAATAACGCATTTGACATTCTATCTCTTAGAACAGGTTTAATTATTGGATGGATGCCATCTTACGTCAAAATGGAAGTTTACAATGAACGTAGGGGTAAACGAGAAGTAATTACTTTGCCAAAGAAGAAAGTTGCTATTCTCGAGAACCCATTCTATTCGGTAATGAACGAACCAAATTCAACACTAAAGCGTCTTGTTTACAAGATGAATTTACTAGATCAAATCGATGGACAGAAAGCGTCATCGAAGTTAAATCTTCTAATTCAATTGCCATATTCTTTAAAGTCACCTACTAGACAAAAACAGGCAGAAGACAGAAAACAACAGCTTGAAGATCAGTTAACAAAATCAAAGTATGGTGTTGGTTATATTGACACCGCAGAACACGTAACACAGTTGGGACGATCTATAGAGAACGATCTCCCAGAACAAATTGAGAAATTGACCGAGCAATTGTATAATCAGATAGGTATCAGTGGAGATGTATTCCGAGGTACTGCTAATTCTGAACAAATGCTTGTTTATAATAAAAAAGTTCTTAAACCAATTTTAGATACGATTGAGCTAGAATTTAGTAGAAAGTTTCTAACGCGTACTGCTAGAACGCAGGGACAACGGATCAAATACTATGTTGATGCATTTGATCTCGTTACTGTTGATGAAGTTGCAAACATGGCCAATGCATTTAGCCGTAATGAGATTCTGTCGGCTAATGAATTTAGAGGTATTCTTGGATTTAAATCAAGTGACGATCCTCGTTCTGATCAGCTTATTAATAAGAATCTTCCTATTAAGCAGGTTGATCCATCTGTTGCAGGTGGTCGCGGACAAAATCCAGAAGAGATGCAGGACAATGAGGAATATTCCGATGAGTCCGAATACTTTGAATAAAGTTATTTGAAAGGATAAGTATGGATTACGATTTCAGTGGTTATGCCACTAAGAACGATCTGCGCTGTGCAGACGGTCGCGTAATCCGTCGCGATGCTTTCGAGGAAAACGATGGACAAGTTGTACCTCTTGTTTGGCAACATGTTCATACCGATCCAACTAATGTTCTGGGTCATGCGCTCCTTGAGAATCGTGATGATGGTGTGTATGCCTATGCGAAGTTTAACAATACTCCGAAAGGTCAACATGCTAAAGAGATGGTAGAGAACGGCGATGTTGTCTCCATGTCTATTTACGCGAATCGTCTTAAGCAGAATGGCAGCGATGTTATTCACGGTGTTATTCGTGAGGTAAGCCTTGTTCTTGCTGGCGCAAATCCCGGTGCAGTGATTGATAATATTAGTTTTGCACATGCAGACGGTACTTATACTGATGTCGATGATGAAGCTGTTATTTACAGTGGTCTTGACACCATTGAGTATTTTAGTCACGCCGATGAGGATGAGGAGGACGATGTGGCTAACGGACGTAATGTTGATGATATTCTCGATGAGCTGACGGATGAGCAGCTCGATGCGATTGAGGATATTATCGACGCAGCTGTTAATGGCGCGCTTGATGACCTCGACGACAATGAGGCCCTTGATGATCTTACTGATGAGCAGCTTGAGGCCATTGGCGATCTTGTCGAGGATGCTGTCGATGAGGCTCTTGAGCATGCCGATGACGATGATTATGTTGAGTATGTCGACGAGTATGATGATTACGACGATGATTATGATGACTATGTCGACGAGTATGATGATTACGACGATGAGTATGATGACGTCGATGATGATTATGATGATTACGACGACTATGATGAATACTCTGAGTATGAAGACTATGGCGAGATGGAGCATGCTGATGCCGATGATACGGTTGAGGATGTCTTTAACACCCTTACCGAGGATCAGAAGAATCTCGTATATTTCTTGATCGGTCAGGCGGTCGAAGAGAATAATATGGAGCATGATGCTTTCGATGATGGAGGATTTGACATGAAACACAATGTTTTCGATGAAGATTACTATGAGGACGAGGACGTTCTTACCCACGACGAGTTCGACGCTATTATGGAGGAAGCCTATAACGCCAATTCGCTGCGTGATGTCTTCCTGGCTCATGGCATTGAGAACCTTGATGTTCTCTTCCCCGAGGCTCGTGTGGTAACCCCGACCCCCGATATGATCGCCCGTAATATGGGCTGGGTCGATACCCTTTGGAATGCTCTTAAGCGCACTCCGTTCTCACGCATCAAGTCTATTGCCGCTAACATTACCGGCGAGGAGGCCCGTGCTAGGGGTTACGTTAAGGGTAACCTGAAGGTCGAGGAAGTTGTCACGATGCTGTCTCGTGAGACTACTCCTCAGACTGTATACAAGAAGCAGAAGCTTGACCGTGATGACGTGGTTGATATTACTGACATTGATGTTATTGCTTGGCTTAAGCAGGAGATGCGCATCATGCTCAATGAGGAGCTTTGCCGCGCTATTCTGGTTGGTGACGGTCGCAACGTTAATAGCCCTGATAAGATCAAGGAAGATCGTATCCGTCCTATCTACACCGATACCGATGTCTACACCATTCACTATGCTGTGACCTATGCTAATGGTGCTACTGCTGACCAGAAGGCAAGCACTCTTGCTGATGCTGCTGTCCGTGCTCGCAAGGATTACAAGGGTTCTGGTAGCCCGATGTTCTTCGCTACCAATGAGGTTATTGCTGATCTTCTGCTGGCTAAGGATACTATCGGCCGTCGTCTCTTCAAGGACGAGGACGAGCTTAAGTCTGCTCTGCGCGTCTCTAAGATCGTTGAGGTTCCTATTCTCGAGAACGTTAAGCGTACCACTGGTACTGGTGCTTCGACTAAGACTTTCGATCTCAAGGCTCTTATCTTTAATCCGTCTGACTATACTGTCGGCGCTGATAAGGGTGGCGCAGTGTCGCTGTTCGACGACTTCGACATTGATTACAACCAGATGAAGTACCTGATTGAGACCCGTTGCTCGGGCGCTCTTACTCATCCTTATTCTGCCATTGCTCTTGAGGTCCAAAATTTTTAGCAGAGCTTGATGTCGAGCCCATGGCATCGAGCGATGATCTCTGGGGCACCTCTGTGTCTGATGTTCAGACTAATGTTGAGGTCGAGGGTAATACCGTTACAGGTACTCTTAAGCATGTCTCTACTGGTTCGCTTGCAACCACTTGGGGTGCTGGTAACTTCTTGGCAGTCGACCTGTCTAGCAACGACTTTACTGGTCTCACCAGCGTTAAGATCGGTCTTGAGCCCTCTGCTGGTTCTGGTCTTCAGGAGCTCATTAATGATCCTGATAAGCAGGGCGTCTTCAAGATTACGGATAAGTACAATCAGAAGCTCGTTGTTGTTCAGACTAACGGTACCGACACCGTCACTCAGAAGTTCAGTCTTAGCGGCCTGAAGCTTCAGTCTGAGTAAATCAAAATGGAAGGAGGATCGGTCACATGGCGATGTTTTACGGGCCAATAGGTTTTGTTGAAACTTCTGAAATTCCAGAAGGTTCTGGTATTTGGAAAGAAGTTCCAACTGAAAAGTATTATCGTGGTATAGTAGTTAAAAACCATAAACGCTGGGACACGGGTGATAAAGTAAATCCAAATCTTAGCATTAGTAATTCGATTTCTATCGTGGCCGATCCTTTTATTCAAAACAAATTATATGCTATTAGGTATATTAAGTGGCTTGGTGGTTATTGGGAAGTTAGTTCTGTTGATGTTGAATCTCCAAGACTTATTCTTAATATAGGAGGTGTATACAATGGACCGACGGTTGGAACTTCATCAAATATTGAAGAACATCCTAGGATCGAGTAATGTCTATTTTCAACCTCCGGAAAACATAAAACTTAAATATCCATGCATAATTTACGAACGTAGTAGCATGCATACAAGGCATGCTAATAATTCAAAATACATTAACAAGGTTCGTTATGGCATGCAGCTTATTAGTGACACGCCCGAAAACGACAAGGTTAATGAATTGTTAGCATTGCCATATTGTTCGTATGATCGCTTCTATGTTGTTGATGGTTTAAACCATGATTCGTTTACAATCTTCTATTAAGGAGTTACAATGGCTTTTTTGATCGAATGGGATAAGGCCGGTGAAAAACTCTTTGAGACTGGTGTAGACCGTTGCGTTCTGTATGTTCTCAAGGATACGATTTCTGATCCGACTGATCCTTATAGTGCTGGTGTACCTTGGAATGGTGTTACCAATATTAGCCAGTCTGCTTCTGGTGGCGAGCCTACTCCTCTGTGGGCTGATAACGGTAAGTATCTGAACCTTATTTCTACTGAGGAGGCTTCTCTCAGCATTGAGGCTTATACTTATCCTGATGAGTTTGAGCAGTGTGATGGTTCACGCTCAATTGGTTCTGGTGAGAATCTTGGTATTATGATTGGTCAGCAGCCTCGTAAGCAGTTTGCTGTTACTTATCGTACTCTCATTGGTAGTGACCAGAAGTCTACTGACTATGGCTATAAGATTCATCTGGTTTACGGCTGCTATGCCTCGCCTTCTGATCGTTCATATTCTACTGTGAACGATTCGCCTGAGGCTATTAGCTTTAGCTGGAGCATTAGTACTACGCCTGTTGAGGTTAGTGGCTTTAAGCCGACGGCTATTCTTACTATTGATAGTACTAAGATTACTCAGGCTAAGCTTACGGCTATTGAGCAGGTTCTGTATGGTACTCCTGCTAGTGGTACTGGTCAGGATGTTGTGCCTGCTGTTGATGCTAAGATGCTTCTGCCGGCTGGTATTGTTGACATTCTTAACAGGGTGTAAAAACTTTAAGAGACTCTTGAAAGGATTATCATGTTTAAAAAGACTGTTACATATGAAGACTGGAACGGTGTTGAGCGTACCGAAGACTTTTACTTCAATCTCACACGAGTGGAATTGGCAGAACTTGAGTATAGTTCCTTTCCTGGTGAAAGTATGTCCGATCATATTACTGAACTTATGAAGTCACGTGATATGGGTGTTGTTATTAAGACAATTAAGCAAATGCTGCTTATTTCGTATGGCGTTAAAAGTCCTGATGGCAAGAGATTTGTCAAGAATGATGATGTTCGTACGGCATTTGAAGAGAATCCAGCATTTGACATATTGTATATGGAACTTGCTACCGATGCTGATAAGGCAGCAGAATTTGTTGCTGGCATTATGCCTTCTGCTATGCGTGATACACTTGGTGATAATCCTAAGCAGGAGCTTTTGAATCGTGCAAATGAACAGGCTGTTGATATGAAGCTTGTTTAATAGTTAGGAGCTGGGTGAGAATGCTCGAGATTTACGTTCCAGAGAATGAAGTTTTTGATGAGAACAAAGAAGAATTTATTCAGGTTCATGAAACAACTCTTCGTCTTGAGCATTCTCTCCTAGCAATTTCAAAATGGGAGTCAAAGTGGTGTAAACCTTTTCTTGCTAAGGACAAGAATGATAAACGAACTCCTGAAGAGATGATGGATTACATACGTTGTATGGCAGTTGAACCCGTCGAGGAAAATGTTTACAATGTTTTGACTCAGAAAGATATGGACCGAATAGTTAAGTATATTAATTGGCCTATGACAGCCACTACAGTTACGGATCCTAAAAATTCTTCCACATCGAATGGTGTTGTTACATCGGAATTAATCTATTATTGGATGATTGCTTGCAATATTCCATTCTCATGTGAAACTTGGCATATTAATAGACTTATTATGCTTATTCGAGTTTGTAATGCTAAGAATAATCCTAAGAAAATGAGTAAGAATGAGATTCTTAGGAATAACAAAGCGCTTAATGCTGCTCGAAGAAAAGCGCTTCACACGAGAGGATAATAGATGATTTCGGTAAAACATAAAGGAAATTTTGATAAGACTACAAAATTTTTAGTAAAAGCTAAAGATCCTGCTTCTAAAAAAGCTATTTTGGAGAAGTATGGTAAAAAGGGAGTTGAGGTCCTTAAAGACAATACTCCTTTTAGAACCGGTAAAACAGCCAATTCATGGGACTATAAAGTTGAGAAAACCGGTGGTCAATATTCTGTTTCTTTTACTAATTCCAATGAGAACAAGGGCGTTATTATTGCGTTAATTTTGCAATACGGGCATGGAACTCGGCAAGGCGGTTATGTGCAAGGTCGAGACTATATTAACCCTGCTATACAGCCTTTGTTTGAACAAATGGCTAATGAATTGTGGGAGGAGGTTAGGCGTGCATGAGTGGCGTTATTGATAAACGAATAGTTGAGATGGTATTCGATAATGTTGGTTTTGAGAAAAATGCGAATACCACGCTTGAAACTTTAAATAAACTTAAAGAGGCTTTACAGTTCGATAAAGCAATTTCTGGTTTAGATAAACTTAGTAATTCTGCTAAGAATGCTGGTATGGATGCTCTTGCTAATGGTGTCTATGCCGTTCAGGATAAATTTAGCGCACTTGATATTGTTGCAACTCGAGTAATTCAAAATATTACTGATAAAGTGCAAAATTTGGTAACAAGTACTTTAAAGAAAGTAACATTAGAGCCATTGCAATCTGGTTTGGAAGAGTATACAACTCAGATTGATGCTATTCAGACCATTTTGGCAAACACTAGCGATGCTCTTAAAGAAAAAGGCCTTGAAACAGAGCATTCTCGAATTGAGAAAATTAATGGCGTGTTAGATGATTTGAATCATTATGCTGACATGACCATTTATAATTTTACAGAGATGACTAAGAATATTGGTACCTTTACTGCAGCTGGTGTTGAATTAGATACTGCTGCGACCTCAATTAAAGGTATTGCAAACCTAGCAGCTATGTCTGGTGCAAGTTCAGCAGATGCATCTCGAGCGATGTATCAGCTTTCTCAAGCTATTGCTTCTGGTACAGTTAAGCTTCAGGACTGGAATTCAGTCGTTAATGCTAACATGGGCGGTAAGTTATTTCAAAATGAGCTTATTGATACTGCTAAAGCAATGGGAGTTGTTGATGAGCAGTTTGAGAAACTTAAGAATGGCACAATGACATTCCGAGAATCTCTTAGTTCTGGATGGATTAGTTCAGAAGTTCTTACTAATACTCTTGAGAAATTTACTGCTGGTTCTGAGGGCTATACAAAGAAGCAAATAGAAAACATGCAGAAACTTTGGAAAGCTCGCGGATATTCTGATACTCAGATTAAAGAGCTTACTGGTTCAATTCATCAGCTTACCGAGACGGAAGAAGATGAAGTTAGAAGTAAATGGCATGATAAAGGTTTTAATGATGAACAAATAGAACATATTATGAATATGGGTACAGCTGCAACTGATGCTGCTACAAAAGTTAAAACTTTTGGGCAGTTGATTGATACTGTTAAAGAAGCGATGCAGTCGGGCTGGACCCAGTCATGGGAATACATATTCGGTGATTTTGAGCAAGCCAAAATGTTCTGGACTGAGATTTCTGATATTATGCAGATGTTTATCGGAAGATCTGCAAATGCTCGAAATGATATGCTTGCTGTTTGGTCAAAAGCTAAATATTCATATAATGAAGACATGGAGCTTATTGATGCAGAGACAGGTGAGCTCATAGAAGGTCAGAAAATGCTGGCCGATCAAATGGGTGGACGAGAGCTTGTTATTCAGGGTCTTCGAAATACTTTTCAATCATTGTTTGAAGTTTATGAACAATTTAACAAAGCATGGGATGAAAATTTCTGGGGTAAAACCAACAAGAATCTTGAAGATTTGTCTTTAAATGGCGAAAAGCTTAAAAAGATGAGTCGTAATTTTTATGATTTTACGCAAGCATTCAAAGATTCTTTTGGTACTGCTGATGAACCGACTAAGAAACTTACTGGTCTTCGAGAAACATTCGATGCTTTTGCTCGTAATTCTAGACGTATATTACGCGGCTTAGAGTTCTTTGGCGATGGTGTAAAGAATGTTTTTGGCTCGCTATTTAAATCTGATATTTTTAGTAAGGATACATTAGATAGTTTAAACACTTTCTTTTCAGGAATATCGTACCGATTTAAAGATGTTGGAAAATTCTTTAGAGATAATTTTGCTAATATTACCGGTACCGATAATGATAAAAATACTAAAGGTTTGACAGATTTCTTTAATGGATTAAAAGATAGTTTTGAAACAATAGCATTGATAAAATTTGATACTATAACTTTTGGCTTTGATGCTCTTGCTAAAGTTTTCGATTCTTTTATCCCCAAAGGAGAAACTATAGCAACCCTTATGGGTAAAGTCGGTCAAGGTGTATCTGATTTCTTCAATATGATTCATGATTCATTTTATAAGGAAGATATTATTAAAATTCAAGACTTATTTGATTTATTATCAGATAAAGTAATTGGTTTTAAACAGAGATTTTCTCCAGAGGCTACTGATTTTAGTGGATTATTTGTAGGTATAAACAATTTGAAAAAAGTTATTTCAGATAACGATTTTAACATTGCTTTTACGATATTTGGTAATCTTGTTAGAACTATTGTTAACGTTTTCGAAGCTTTGGCATCCGTAATAGTTCCTGTAGCAAGTGCATTTTCGACAGTATTTGGACCCACATTAGGAGATATTGTGCTGGTGTTCAAAGACTTGTCGAAACGTGTCGAAGAATTAACCGCTCGTTTTGTTTTATCAAAAGATCAAATTTCAGGTGTTAAAACATTATTCGAAGGTATATTCACTGTCGTTAAAGCCGTGGCATATATTATCAAAGACGTATTCTTAGGTGCCTGGGATGGTCTTGGTAACATTTTTAAAAATCTTCTTCCAAGCGGTAAAAGTACTGCCGATATGATGACCAATATTGGTAATGCTCTAAAAGACTTTGGCGAATACTTAATGACGTTTACCAAAGGTAATGGCGAAGTTAAATCTTTCGGAGACTTTATTGCTGGTTTAGGTGATAAAATCGGAACTTTTATTAGTCAGCTTAAGAATATTGGATCTGTAAAAGTATTTGGAAATGCTCTTTCAGATTTATTTGCTAAATTTAAAGAGATGGCTTTTGGTAGTGCTGATATTAGTCTGTTTGACGGTATTGTTCAAAAACTAAAAGCTTTTATTGATGGCGTTAAGAATGCCTTTATGGGCGACAACGGCTTCGATATTGGTGATATTTTCTCAGCTGGTGGTCTAGCTTATGGCCTTAATAAATTCTTTATGCTTATCAAAGACATTGCTCAGATCTTCAATGGCGGAGAAGATTTACCAATTATTGGAACTATTAAAGAAGTTGGCGAAGCAATAGCTGGCGTTTGCGAATCACTCCAACAACGAGTTAAAGCTAGCGCTATTACGCAAATCGGTATTGCCTTACTTGCTATTGCGGGTGCTATGACATTATTATCTATGATTGATAAAGATGCTCTTGAACGATCGGTCGGTGCTTTATGGGCTATTATGGGCTCCATAACTGCTATGCTCAGCATAATTTCTCAAATGAAGGGATTAAATGACGTTGATGTCATGGCTGCAGCTCAAGCATTAAAAAGCATGGCTATTGCTATATTACTTCTCTCCGTTGCTGCTGAAATTTTAGGTACAATGAAGCCTGAAGATTTAGCTAAAGGCATTGGAGCAGTTATAGTACTTATAATGGCTTTGGTTAAAGTTGTTAAAGACCTTAGCAAGAACGAAAAGCGTATGCAAAAAGGTATTGCCGGTCTTATTTTCTTAGCAATTGCAGTTGACATGCTTTGCATAGCAGTTAAATCACTAGCAAAACTTTCTTGGAGACAACTTGAAAAAGGTCTTCTTGGTACTATCGGTTTGATATTTGCTTTAACAGAAGCTGCTTCAAGAATTGGTTCTGATTTCAGCTTTGGTGATGGCGCTGGATTGCTATTAATGGCTTCTGCTATTAAGATCTTAGCAGGCGCTGTTACAGAACTGGGTCAGCTTGATTGGCAACAATTAGTTGTTGGTATGGTCGGTGTTCTTGGAATGCTAGGTGCTGTTGCTGCTATAATGGCTCAAATGGGTAAGAGTATGAAAGGTAGTCAAGCTTTAGCTTTAGGAGCATCACTTCTTATTGTAGCAGTTGGCTTGAAAGTAATGGCAGATGCTATAAAAGATCTTAGTGATATAGAATACGATAAACTTCAAAATGGAATAGCTGGATTAGTTATTGGATTGTTAGCAATGGCAGGAGCTATTGCAATTGTTAATCAATTCGGTTCTGTTGGTGCTGGTTTAACACTAGCAGTTCTATGTGTTGCATTGCTTGGACTAGCTGGAGCTTTGAAGATAATATCTGAGATACCGATTCCTGGTTTGGTTGCTGGCATCGCAGCAATAGCTGCTGTGTTACTTATTCTTGGTGGCTTATCAGCTTTATTAAGCGGTCTTATAGTCCCAATGCTTGGTTTAGCAGCTGCTATGGCATTACTTGGTGTTGCTGCACTAGCGTTTGGTGTCGGATTACTTGCTATATCCACGGCGGTTGCTGGCGGCGGAACATTAATCATTGCATTCTTGCGAGAATGTATTATGCTTATTCCAGAGCTAGCAGTTCAAATAGCCGAAGCCTTCATGCAGATTATTACGACTGTTGTTGATACTATTACGCAAAACATGCAAACCATAATTAATGCTGCTATGGAGATGATATTAGCATTTATTAACGGTTTGGCACAGGCAATTGTTACGTATGGTCCTCAATTAGCTGAAGCAGTTGGTAATCTTGTTAACGCATTTTTACAGTTTATGGAAAATGAAGGACCAAAACTTATTGAAGCTGGTGGCAAACTGGTTAAATGGGTTGCCGAAGGTTTGGGAACTCTTTGGGAAAATATTAAAACTAAAGCTGGTGAACTTGTAACTACGGCAAAAGAAGCTATTGAGAACAAAGCAGATGAACTTAAACATGCTGGTGCAAAATTAGTAGTGTCCTTTATCAGAGGTCTTGCTGAGGATATTTCTGGCATTGGCACTGCTGCTACTAACATGGCTCGAAATGCTATTGACTTCTTAACTGGCGGGCTTGGCGAGCACTCCCCATCAACTGAAGCTGAAACAGCTGGTTATAATTTTGTTGAGGGTTTCTTATTAGGCGTTAACCGAAATGATGAAGTGGCTAGCGGCGTGGACGGCATTGTTCAGACAATCCTCACAACCTTTGGTGCTCTTAAAGACAACAACGTTGTTGCTGATATTGCTAACGGCATGTTTAATCAGATGGGTAGCATTACTGAAGCATCAACGATGTTAGTTGAAATTATTATGACAACTATTGTTGGTGCATATAATAGATTCTTTAATGCTGCTGTAAATTTGATTGTTCAAATTGTAACAGGCTTTATGGCTACAATGGGTCGCGTATTAAATGCTGCTCAGACGATTCTTAATAGCACTGTCGGTACAATTCTGTCATATGCAGGTCGATTTATGTCAGCAGGTAGCAATGCGCTTAGTTCATTTGTAAGTGGTATATTATCAAATGCTGGACGTGCTGCATCAGCGGGTGCGACTCTGGCAAGTAATGCTGTAAATGGTGTTGCTAATAATCTTGGCGGTATGTTTAGTGCAGGTTCAAATGCTGTTAGTGGTTTCGTGAATGGCCTTCTTAGTGGTGGCGGTCGAATTTGGAGTGCTGCCGTTAGTATGGCTAATCAGGCAATGAATGCTGTTAAAAGTGCTCTTGGTATTAATTCTCCTTCAAAAGAGATGATGAAGATTGGTGACGGCTTTGTTGAGGGCTTTGAAATTGGTATTCAAGATCGAATGGAAAAAGCTGCTAAACAAGTTGCATCATTTGCTGGAGTAATGCTCGATGTTATGTCCGAGACAGCATCAGAAAGTATTACGCCAACTATTACACCAGTTCTCGATACATCATCATTAGATACAAAAGTTCACGATCTCGATTCGGTATTTAGTATATCTGGTAATGTAAACAATGTTGTTACAGTTGACTATACTCGTGACATGATTGACGCATTAACCAGTTCTAATACTGCTGGATTTGGATCATTAGAACGAGCTCTTAAGAATGTTCTTGACTATGATAGACTTGGCGTTGCAGTTGCATCTGCTGTGTCTGATATGTATGTCAAGGTTGATGGTCATGAAATTATTGGTTATATTGCTAACGAAGTTGCTACTGGGTCGGCAATGTATGGAATGTCTTAGGAGTGACTTATGTCAGCATATGCAGGTATATCACAAGGTTTATTTTCTATATACGATCTAAATTCTGGAATGTGCTTAGATGTTACTGGCGCTTCTGATAAAAGCGGAACTAATA